ACCGTTTTCCATAATCGCATGAAATAAGATTGCGCGCCCTCCCATAGAGGTAATGCCAAAGATAATACAATCTTCAACTTCGCCGTGATGTTTTTTAAGGTCATATAAGTACTCCCTTTTTATTTGAGCATAGGTTGCAGGTATGTTTGCATTGAGATAAGCCACTACTTAATATCTCCCCAGTTAGCTCCTGACTCGTAGTCTACCTTGTTTGGTACTTGTAATTCAACTGCTGATTCCATGATTTGTATAATTTTTTCCGCTTGTTCTGGCGATTCTACAGATATATCTACTTCGTCGTGTATCTGTATGTGAGGTATTATACCATTCTTATATAAAGCTACCATAGATCTTTTTGTCATATCAGCTGCACTACCTTGTATTAATTTATTTAATGCTTTGTAAGTAAATGCTCTTTTTAATGGTTCATCATATTCTTTTCTTGCTTGTTCTAATGGTAGAGGTTTGAATACACCAAACTGTACTGGTTGCCACAAATCAAAATGACACGCACGTCCAAGTAAAGTTCTTATCTTACCTCTGTCGTTTGCTTTACGAGATACATTATCCATAAGTTTTTTTACAAAAGGTGCTTTGGTATGGTATTGTCTAATTAATTTCTCTGCTGACTCTTTCATCAAACCTAGTTCAGCCATCAATTTATTTTTACCCATTCCATACATCAGACCTAAATTAATAGTCTTGGCTTGCTTTCTTTTTATGCCTGCCATATCGGCCACGACTTGATGGAAATCAGCGTCTCCGCTCTTGTATGCGTCTACAATTTCATCAACTCCCTCTAAATTTTGTAGTTTTGCGTAATGCACTAAAATTCTTGGCTCTTGTTGTGAGTAGTCAAAAGACCCCCAAACATGATTTCCTTCTGGAATAAATATAGATCTAATCATAGGACCTAGTTCAGGATGTCGTGCAGGTATTTGTTGTAAGTTTGGATTACTCATACTAAATCTACCTGTAACAGTTCCACCTGCATCAGATCTTATCTGATTTATGTCTGCATGTATTCTACCTTTGACTGCGTGTTTAGTTATAGAATCTATAAATGTAGTGTGAGCTTTGTTAAGTTCTCTTGCTTCTGCAATTGCTTGAGGTAATTCATGTGGATGATTTTGTAAAAAGTTTTTTGTAAAGCTTGGCTCTTTACTTTTTTCTGTTCTATCATAAGGAAGTTTTAGTTTATCAAAAGCTTTTGCTATACTTCTGGCTGCCATAATTTCAACCTCAACACCAGTTAAATCTTTTATTTTTTTTATTAATGCCTCTTCCCTTTTTATTAAATTTAGTTTAATATTTTGTGCTTTTTCTAAATCAACTCTTACTCCCTTAAATCTCATATCAACTAAACAAGGAAATAAATCTGTTTCTAATGTGAATACATCCATAAGTTCTTGGTTGTACATTTCTCTTTTTAATACTTGCCACAATTTTAATGTAGATTCCGCATCACGTTCAGCATACTGACCTACAAACATAGGAGGTAATCTCCACATATCTGCTTTCGCATCTAATCCATATTCTTTTGCAGCTTCAACTAAAACTTTTTCATCTTTACCTAGACCAACATAATGTTTTGCAAGTGTGTTTAATTGATAACTCATTCTGTTTTCGTCTATCAAAGACGCTGCTATCATGGTGTCCACAATGGGTCCTTTTATGGTAAGCCCTGCTGACCTTAACCAGCACACATCATACATCGCATTATGGAAGATAAACCTAGTGTTTTCTTGATTTAAGACATTTTGGAGCCATTTTAAGACCAATTGACGATCCATATTGCCTCCTTGCTCATGATGTATAGGGAAATACCCTGACCACCCCTCTACGGCCACCGCAACGCCAGCAATGTGCCCTTTGTTTGTAACATTACCAGATCCTAGCTCTTTTAGGTAAGGATCATTGGTTTCTAAATCTATGGCAACTTCCTTCGCATCGCGCAAATCTTTTAGTTCATCGGGCATAACCCATTCTGTTTCGGGAGTAAAAAGAGGCATTTGAGTGTGTCTCATTTGTAGTCTCTTTCCAAGATCATTTCTAAATAGTGAATAGCTTTTCTCACGTCCTCTTCTCCATTTTTATATTTGTGTCTACAGATATATTTTATTGCATTTCCTTCGGCAAATTGCAACCCATTCTTGTTTATAAATTCTGCCGGCTGAATGACAAAATTTCGGTAGTGATTCCCACCGACCTGTTTTTTAAGACTCTTCATAAAAGTATAGCCCCCACAATAAATCCTACAACAAACCAAACTATTTCGGTTCTATAATATAATGACCATACTTCCCATCTTTGTATCCACTTCTTCATAATGTGTTATCCTTTTTGTTATGGAACACTTCATATTCTGTATCACATTCATCACAAGTATAATAACTTACAACGGTGTGTTTAGAATCTGGATAGGTGTCCTCCGTATCAAAGTCGTTATTCCATCTCACTTGAAAATTACAGAAAAAACATCTCATAATATATAAGCTCGATCAAAGTTCTTTGGATCTAACACGTGCAATTCGCGCTTCGCTCTTGTCGCTCCAGTATAGAATAATCTATGTAATTCATCTGGATCATGACTCATCGTTTCCAACGCTGCATTAGTTAGGTCCTGCATAAGCAGAACGTTATCGGCTTCACCTCCCTTCGCTCCATGTATTGTTGACATAATAATACGCGGATTTTTATTTATCTGTTCTCCATTCGCCCGCATGTTACGAATGTAGTTCTCTGTGATGGTATCTAAACCATCAAAAGATTCATACCAAACTTTATCTGTAAGTAATCCATACTTTTCCATACACTCTTTTAAAGTATATTTATCATCGGAGTGTAAAAGTTTTGCAGTTTTAAAACCAGGCAAAACATTTGCTCCAAGGTATTCATATATATTTTTTATTTCCACATGACCTAATAAATCTCCTTTACGCCAGTGTTCCCAATTATTCAAAGCCATAAGAAGTTTTAGTGGTACAGAGTTAATGGATCTATGTTGGTAGTACCAACCCTGTAACTCACACAAATCTTTTACATCATCAAGGAAATGATTGGCTGAAGACAAGACCAACCAGTTCCCCTTTGACATATCAACCTGTGTAACATCAGAATATCTTTTTAGTATTCCGTGTTCAGTTCTAGGTTTATAATCTTTATCAAATCTGTTTTGCACATTACTAATAATTTTTTGTGAGAGTTCGTGTATAGGTCCGCCTGGTATTCTATAAGACTGATCTAACACTTTGATATCATTGACTTCTTCTTTAAGTGCAATGAAGTGATCTACGTCTGCACCTGCCCATTTAAATATTGCTTGGTCATCATCACCAGCTATGTATGTTTTCTTTGCATTGGCCCACATAGATCTAACCATTTCCCATTGTATTAAAGATAAGTCTTGTGCTTCATCAATAAACAATGCTTCAAAATTTGGTTTGTTTTCTTGTGTAATAAATTCTTCTAGTAAATCTGTAAAATCTTTTAATCCTTTTTCTTTTTTATACCTTTTTAATTCTTCTGATAACAAGTATAGTGTGTCTCTTTCTATATCTAGTATGTTTTGTCTTGAATCATAATACTCTAGTAAGTCCATACGTTTAACTCTAGCTGTATTCATTATTGTTAAGTATTCATTATCAGAATTGAATGTGCCATCATCTTCTGAATGTTTGCCTGTCTTTATGGGAATACCAACTAATTTACCAAACTCTCTATAATCTTCACTAGTCATCATCTTTTCTTTTGTCATTCCTAATCTTTGAAATGCAAAAGAATGTAGAGTCCTAAAGTTTTCTAAATCTTTTTCTGCATCAAGACCAAACTTTTCGGCTGCTCTTGTTGCTGCTTCTCTTGCTGCTTTTCTAGTAAAAGAAAAGTATCCTATTTGTTTAGGTCTTATCCCTTGTCGTATGAACTGATCGACTAAATTTAATAACGTTGTTGTCTTTCCTGTTCCGGGCGGGCCTAGTATTATAGTCTTCATATTTTCTTAACCTCCTTATTAATATATCTATTCTTGTTTCTAGTAACTCGTTTCTTCCTCTCTCTAAATCGTATCTTAACTTCCAATTAATTCCTAACTTGTTCATCTGTATCCTATCAGCCATAAAATTATCCTCTCTATAAAGTTTACTAATTTGCTTAACCACTTCTTCATCAAAATGCCTCCTGATGATATTCTACTTTAGAAACAGACGCTTCTGTTTGTTTCATTGTTTTTATTTTTATTAATCTTGGTTGTTGTTTTTTTATTCTCATTCTTTCTTCTGATATAAATATATCATCTAATCTTTTTAACAGATTACCTGTTTTAATTTTATCCATTTCCCAGTTATTCTTTTTTAAAAATGCATAGAAGTCATCCATTCTAAAATATGTAAATTCTTTTTTATCGTCTGTGTATGGTAATTTATTAAATACATCGTCCATTGTTCTGGCTGCTTGTCTATTTGTAGTCCAGTCTTGTAATAATCCAGTAAGTTGATTCATTGGATTTAAAGACTCTAATGGTTCTACTTCTTGTAAATTGTTCATCATTGGTTTTAAAAAATGTTGTTTCCAATCTTTTGCTTTTGGTACTGGTACTACTAGGTTTGCTTGATCTAAACACGCCAGTGCAAATAAAGGTGAGCTATATAATTGTTCTGTTTTTAATTCGATCCGCGTTCCGTCCACATCTAAAAACCATTGTGGTGGACTTGATTTGTATTTAGTAAGATTTCCTAGTTGTGGCATTTCCTCTTCACCAAAGCCCACACCAAATCGTTTCGTTCTACATAAACCAGATTGACAGACCGCGTTGATAGGTGCGTCTTTACATCTATACTTGTCATAACCTTTACGATTAACTGATTTAATTAATTGTTGAACCTCACTATTACTTAATTTAGGTTCCATATGTTTTATATTAGCTTCTACAATTTTATCTTCCCAACTATCTGGGTGTGCTTGTTTGTAATAAACAGCAATATTAAACAATGCATTATTCCTAGACCCCTCACCAAAACCAACTGATGCCAGTTTGTTTAGACAAGGAGGTCCAGCAGGAAATGCTTCTTCTATCTTTGTTTCTTCGATTTTAATTTCTTTAACTTGTGTGTTAGTACACGCATATTGATCATACCATCCC